CATTCGTGGGACCAAGGCGCTTCAGTACAACGACGGGATCCTGGCCACGACCAACCGAAATGCCGGCGCCGTGGTGCGAACGGCAGTACAGCACGTTGCCACCCAAGCGCGCATGGAGACGCTGAAAGAGAACTCCGACGTCGTGCAGGCGGTGGAGTGGGTCAGCACCCTGGACGCGAAGACCACCAGCCAGTGCCGGACGCTCGACAAGCAGCGCTTCAAGCTGACCGAGGGGCCGAGGCCGCCGATCCACATCAATTGCCGATCGACGATTGTTGCGGTGACTCGCTTCAGCGCTTTGTTTGCCAAGGACGCCACGCGGGCATCCGTCGGCGACGGTGGTGCTCAGCAGGTGAGGGCAGACCTCAGCTATTACGACTGGCTCAAGCAGCAGCCGGCGGCGTTTCAGGACAAAGCTATCGGCCCGGTTCGGGCAAAACTTTTCCGTGAAGGTGGTTTAAGTGTCGAACGCTTCGCCGAGCTCCAGCTTGATCGGAATTTTGCACCGCTGACCCTTACGCAGATGAAAGTCCTAGAACCGCTAGCGTTCGAGCGGGCAGGCTTGGTAGTGTGATAAAAACGCCATGGACGATAAAGCGAATCATGAAGTTCGACCTCACAATTGCCGAAAAATACGACGTTGCTAACTGTTTTTACTTTTATCAATGCGCCGTCAATGCGAATTATCAGCCGGGAGCTTTAGCGCAACTGGCAAGGCTTGACACGATTGTTCAGAAAGCAATCAATCAGAAAAGACTCGATGATGATGAGATCAACAGAATTATCTTATTTGTCACCGAATATCCCGACTTACTTGAAGAGGCTAAGAAGTTTGGGGTGGGGTTGAACGACTTGATTGTGAAAGCTTACGAGCAGAAACCGTATGGGCCGAAGGCCGCTGAAACAATACGGATGGCCTACTACTGCTAAGAGATGAAAAAGACAGACCCGCTTCGGCGGGTTTTTTTATGCCCGCAGGCAGGGCCTGCACCCAAGTCTCTGGGAGACAACCAATGCTGAAATTTCAACTGGACAGCCTGGATGGTGTCGACGAAGCCGTGCGCGCTCTTTACACCGAGAAGGACGGCAAGTTCGTGCTCGGCATTGAAGGCCTGCCTCAGCCTGAGGATGTCTCTGGCCTGAAATCCAAGGTTCAGGAACTGCTGGACGAGAAGAAAGCCGCCGACAAGGCGCGGAAGGACGCCGAAGATCAGGCGCGCCTGGAGCGCGAAGAGAATGCCCGGAAGTCCGGCAACGTCGAAGAGCTCGAAAGATCCTGGTCTGAAAAATACAACCGCCGCGAAGCTGAGCTGAACGGCACGCTGGAACAAGAGCGTGGAACGCTGAATGGGCAGATCCGTGATCTGACTGTCGGCCGTACCGCTACTGATATCGCGTCTGCCCTAGCTATTCCAGGCAGCGCCAAAGCCCTGTTGCCGCACATCGAGCGCCGGTTGAGCGTCGAGCAGCGCGACGGGAAGCCTGTTGTGGTCGTTCTCGACCAGCAGGGCAAGCTCTCGGCGGCAACGCTGGATGAGCTGAAAGCAGAATTCGCAAACGACACGGCGTTCGCGCCGTTGATCGCGGGTAGCAAAGCATCCGGCGGCGGGGCCAACGGTGCTGGAGGTGGCGGCGGGGCCGCGAAAGGAAAAATTGGCGGCACCAAGGAGGAGCGACAGGCAGCGATCGCGAGCCGGTTCCCCGATCTCCCACTCAAGTAAGGAAATAATTCATGTCTCTGGCTCAAATGCAGGTTTTCAACGAGTTCGTCATGCCTGCCACCCTGGAAACGCTCGATCAAATGACTGATGCGTTCAACCAGGCCAGTAATGGCGCAATCGTGCTGTCTCCGGACGGCTTCACTGGCGACTTCTTGCAGGAGTCGTTCTTCCAGAACCTGGCCGCTGCTCAGCGTCGTGTTGATCGTTACGCTGCCAACGCCACTGTCAGCGCAACCGACCTCACCGAGCTGAAGAACACTTCGGTGAAAATTGCCGGCGGCTTTGGCCCGCTGCGCTATGAGCCGGCTCAGATGACCTGGTTGCAGCGCCCAACTGCGCAAGGCATCGAAGTCGCCAGCCGTGCGTTCGCTGAGGTCCTGCTGAAGGACCAACTGAACACTGCCATTGCAGCGCTGGTGGCTGCGATCACCGCTCAGGCGGCTGCGACCAACGACGTGTCGGCCACTCTGGGCATCACCCAGTCCGCGCTGAACAACTCGCATGCGAAGTTCGGCGACTCCAGTCAGAACCTGGTAACTCAAGTTATGCAGGGTTCGACCTGGCACAAGCTGGTAGGCCAAGGCCTGGTCAACTCGGCGAATCTGTTCCTCGCCGGCAACGTTCGCGTTGTCGACATTCTGGGTAAGATTTCCATCGTGACCGATGCCCCTGCGCTGATGCAGGCAGGCACTCCAAACAAGGAAATCATCTTGTCCCTGGTGTCTGGCGCTGCGCTGGTTCACGACAACCGAGACATCATCTCGAACGTCGAAACCACCAACGGCAAGGGCCGCATTGAAACCACCATTCAGACCGACTACACCTTCGGCCTGGGCATGAAGGGTTACACCTGGGATACCACTGCTGGCGGCGCTTCGCCGACCGATGCTGAACTGGCGACCGGTACCAACTGGGACAAAACCGCTGCCAGCATCAAGCACACCGCTGGTGTGGCTCTGATCGGTGACGCCTCCAAGTAACCCCTGACGGCCGAGCCGGGCCTGCGTCCGGCTCAGCGAGGACATGATCATGAGCAACAAGAACATCTGGTATCTCCCGGGACCGTTCCACCAGTACCAGGAAGACGTGAAGGCGCTGGCCAAGAAGGCCGGCCTGCGCATCATCGACGCGAATGTGACCGAAGGTCGTGAAGATAAAGCTGACGACACGCCCAAAGTCACGCTGAAGAAAGTCGAGCAGCATCTGGTGCTGGTTGTCGATGGGGGTTTCGGCAAGGCTGAACTCGAAGAGCTGATCGGCAAGATGCGCATCGAAAGCGATATGGTCCGCGCTGTCATTGATGGGCTTGACGCTGGCGAGCTTGAAAAGCCGGAAGCCGGTGAGCTCGCAATCCGCCTATACGATGCGCTCGACAGTATCCGTGCTCAGATGATTGATCTGGCCGGTGCGCGTGAGGGTCTTGCGGCGGAAAACGAGAAGCTGCGCAATGAGCTCGCCGAGTTGAAGGCAGGCGAAGTTGTGGAAGTCGAAGCCCTGAAGGCTCAGCTCGACGCTGCTGGCGTGACCTACCGGGCCAACGCCTCGAAAGAATCCTTGGAAAAGCTCGTCGCTGATCTGCCCAAGGCGTAATACTGCTGGCTACCGGTAACCCGGCGGCCAATCAATCAAAACTCAATCCAGCGAGTTGATCCATGACACTCATCATCGAGGACGGCACCGGCAAGCCTGACGCCGAAAGCTACGCGAGCGCCGCGGACTTGGTCATGTACGCCGGCAAGTTCGGCGTGACCATCCCAGCGGACGAGCCGGCACAAGAGGCACTGCTTCGCCGGGCCGCCTTGGCGATGGATGGAAAGACCTGGAAAGGGCGCAAGACGGACAGCGATCAGGCATTGGCCTGGCCGCGCCGCGGTGTTGAACTGGACTGCCAGATCAAGCCCGACAACTACCTGCCGGCTCGAATCCAGTACGGCCAGATGGCCTTGGCTGCTGAGATTCATCAGGACGATATCGACCCGGTGGAGAAGCGCAAAGGCGCGGTGACGCTGGAACGTGTCGAAGGGGCAGTGACTCGCGAGTACGCGACGATCCCGAACACCAGCGGCCGACTGTTGCCGGCGGCGCCGGATCGGCCGAGCGCCACTCAGTTTGCCGACTACCTACAGAAGCGGGGCCTGTTCGCCGTCCGCGCATGACTGAATCGGAGCCACCATGGCCTTCTACGACGAAATGGCCGTGATGGCTCTGGAGATGATCACAGAGTTCGGCCAGCCGGTGATCATTCGAGCAATCACCGCCGGCGAGTACGATCCGGAAACCGGCACCGCTGGCCCTGGCACCGTAGTTGAGCAGACCGCCCAAGGCATTCTGCTCGAATTCACCGGCCAAGAATTCCAGAACAACAGCCTCATCAAGCAGGGCGACAAGAAGCTTAAGATCGCTGCGCAGGGGCTTGCGTGGGTGCCTGACCTGCTGAACAAGGTCATCGTTCAAGGTCGCACCTGGTCAATCGTTCCGCCGCTGAAAGAGATAAACCCAGCCGGCACACCGATCCTGTACGAACTGCAGGTTCGATCGTGAGCCGCGCCGGCTCCGGCCAGTCCGGCAGCTTCGCTCTGAGCCTTGCTGAATTCGCGGCGAAGGCCACTGAAGCCATCGACGCCAGTCTGCGCGAGATCATCATTGAGGTCGGTAGCAGCGTCATCCGCATGTCTCCTGTGGGAAACCCTGAGATCTGGGCGGCGAACGTCGCTCACCGGGCCGGCAACAAGGCCTTGGCCGACGCTTATGACGATCATGTTGAAGTCCGAAACGTCATCACCGCACTGACTCCGAGCAATTTCACCAAAGCGGGCAATCTGAAGCGAGGCGTGAAGTACGCCAAGCCGCTGACCAAGACCGAACGGGACCAGAACTTCAACGTGAACGGTCTAGTCGCCGGCAAGGATTACGTCGGCGGGCGGTTCCGGGCCAACTGGCACCTTTCGATTGACGTCGTAGAGAACGTCACTTTCGACGAGGTTGACCCCGGTGGCCAGGAAACGATTGCCGCGTTGGTTTCAGCCGTGAGCGACTTCACTGCCGGGCAGACTGCCTACCTCATCAACAACCTGCCGTATGCGATTCCGCTCGAGTTCGGGCATTCGACCCAGGCGCCTGGCGGCATGGTCCGCATCACCGTGGCCCGCTTCCAGCAGATCGTGCTGGAGGCCATCAGGAACAACCAGGTATGAGCCACAACATCATCGCCTCGATTTACGAGGCCAGGCTGATCGCCTGGGCGAAAGCCCTGCCGACACCGCTGAAGGTTGTCGTCGAGAACGAGGCCTACACTCCGGTGAATGGCGCTACTTACCTGAAGGCTTTCACGCTGCCGGCCGATACCGCGAGCAACACGCTCGGCGGCGACCACAAGCTGTACACCGGCGTTTTTCAGGTCAGCATCGTGACGCCATCAGGCAAGTACCGCGGTGCGGCGGGTGTGATCGCTGACCAGATCGCCGCTCTGTTCCCTCTGTACGAGCGGAACACCAAGGGAGCGCTGACCGTCGTGACGATGACGCCGGTTGACCCGGGCCCCGGCATTCCGAACGACACCACCTTCATCGTGCCTGTGTCATTTCTATACCGAGCCGACACTCAGTGAGCAAAAGCTAAACGGTTCGGCGCCGATTGCGGAGCCACTTGATTGAGTACCAAGGAATTGCGACTACCAAAACTATCAGGGCTGTGACGGGCAAGGCTCCTATCCAAAGTCCTACAAACACCGCGATATCCGCTGCCCAGTTCCCAAATTTCAATTGGGTGCCAGCGCCATAAGCTGACAGAGCTGCAAGTACTATTGTGATTATTGTTAACCTTTTGGCGATGCGGATCACTTCCTGCTTCATTGTTGCTCCGGGTCCATTCTTGGACATACCTGAAGTAGCGATGCTAGCAACATGCCATTCCTCGGTCTATGTGGCCAAGGAAGTGATTCCACGCCCGAAACCGCCCGTTGGGCAAACCCAGAACCCGCCATTGAGCGGGTTTTGTCATTTCTGCAAAGAGGAAAACCCATGAGCGTCAAGATTCCCAACGGCACTACGTTCGAGATCGCTGCTACTTTCGGTGCGCCGAAACCCTTCACCGTCATCACTAACGCCAAGCCTCCGGTTCTGACCGCTGCCGCCCACGGCCTGGCCGATGGCGACGTGATCGTGATCGATTCCGCCTGGGCGAAGCTGAACGGTCGACCGGCTCGCGTCATCGACTCCGAAATCGGCGAGTTCGCGGCTGAAGGCGTGGATACCACCAGCGTGAAGAACTACCCGGCAGGCTCTGGTGCGGGCACTGTCCGTTCCGCTTCTGGCTGGACGCAGC